GAAACATAGGGATAGTTGCATCTACTCTTTATGAATGGAAGAATAAGTACCCGGAGATATCGGAGTCCTTAAAAAAGGGTAAGGAAGTCGTTGACATAGAAGTTGAGAATGCCATGTTAAAACGAGCAAAGGGCTATGAATACGAAGAGGTTAAGACGTACATTGAAGAATCGGACGGAAAGAAGAAGAAGAAAATTGAAAAGACTATTAAGCATGTACCTGCTGATATAACGGCGGGTATTTTTTGGTTAAGGAACAGAAAAGGGCAAGTTTGGAGTAATCGTGATGTGGTTGATGTGGCTAAGATCGAAGCTGAAACAGAGCTCACAAAGGAGCGCACGAAGCTCATTAAGGGTGTAGAGAAAGACACAGGATTACTTGAAGCACTAATTGAAGGGCGTAAAGCATATGAGCAAAACAAATCTTGAGTTCTCACCTAAACAATCAGAAGTTATATTCCGACCATTTGATTATACGTTTGATGTATTCGAAGGCACACCAAGAAGTGGGAAGACAACAGCAGGGCACTTTAGGTATGCTGATTTTTTAACGTGGACTAGAGATACTAATCATCTAATTGTTGCGTACAACCAGGAGCAGGCCTTCAGGCTGTTCATTGATGGGGACGGCACAGGGTTAATGCATATCTTTGGTAACTTATGCGCAATTAAACATGATGAACATGGGACGCACCTTGAAGTGCACACGCCTAATGGGGTTAAAAAGGTGTATTACAAGGGTGGGGGTAAATCGAACAGTGTAGGCGCGATCACTGGTATGTCACTTGGATCAGTGGCTTTCATGGAGATTAATTTACTTCATATGAGTATGGTTCAGGAGTGTTTTAGGCGTACCTTTGCGGCATTGGACAGGTATCATTTTGCAGATCTAAACCCGCCGGCCCCGAACCATCCAGTGATCAAAGAGGTATTTAATGTGCAAAACACCCGATGGACTCATTGGACAATAAAAGATAATCCAATTATTACAGGTGAGAGAATGGATGAGCTACACACTATATTAAGCAAAAATCCTTACTTGTTGGATCGTGACTGGTTTGGAAAGAGAGTGCTGCCCGAAGGTGTCATTTACTCAATGTTTAGCAATGAAAAAAATCAAGCGCCTGCACTAATGGGGAAGCCCTATGAAATGTATTTTGTTGCAGATGGAGGGCAGTCGGATGCTACATCATGCAGTTGCAATATCGTGACTAGATATGGGGATAAGTTCCGACTGAATAGAGTGGCGAACTACTATCATAGCGGTAAAGATACAGGACATGTAAAGGCAATGAGTACTTATGCGGAAGAAATAAAGGAATTCATGCAGTGGTGCATTGATAAATATGAAATGCGCTATTCAGATGTATTCGTGGATCCTGCTTGTAAATCGCTACGAGAAGAATTGCACAAAATTCATATTAATACAAGTAGAGCAGATAATAACGCTTCGGATGCCAAGAAACAGGGTGGAGGTATTGAAGTAGGTATCGAGAGAGCGCAAAATACAATTACAAATGAGCAGTTCTTTTTGGTTGAAACAAACAAATACGACCACTATGACTTTATAAAAGAAATAGGTATGTACGTAAGAGATGACAACGGGAAACCGATTGATGATTGGAACCATGCGATGGATGAATTTAGATACAGCATTAACTATTTTTATAGAAGATACATACTTTAAGGTGGTGATACCTTGTTCATGAAAGTAATGGAACTCTTACGGAAGGGGGCGATCAAGATAGGCCTGATTAAATCGATTGAGAAAATAAGCGAACATAAAGACATTTCCATGAATGAAGAAATGTACGGCTTAATCGAAATGTACAAAGACTTGTATAGGGGATATCACGAGCCGTGGCACCGTATCGAATATCAAACTATAGAAGGTAAACAAAAACGTAATATGGACACGCTGAACATGGCTAAAACAAGTGCTGCCGAAATGGCTTCACTTGTTTTTAATGAGAAGTGTGAGATTTCCATTGGCGATGATGAAAATGAAACTTCTACATTTGTTGATGATGTATTCAAGCATAATAAATTCAATAAGAAGTTTCAGGACTTCCTGGAGTATTCATTTGCTCACGGCGGAATGGTTATTAAACCTTACGTAGAGGATAACAAGGTGAAGCTATCCTTTGTTACTGCTGACTGCTTTGTTCCTATTGCATGGAGCAATGAATCAATTAAAGAGGGTGTATTCATCAATGAGTTTCAAAAGGGTGATAATAAATACACTCATTTAGAGTGGCACGTTTGGGAAAATGGTGTTTATACAGTAAAGAACGAAGTCTATAAGTCGCAAAGCGGTGATGACTTAGGGGTTTTAGTTCCGTTGAAGGATCACTTCCCAGGACTAGAACCAGCATTAGGAATGCCCAAGCTTAAAAAGTCTTTATTCGTGTACTTTAAACCGAACACAGCTAACAACGTTGATACTCAATCGCCTTTAGGTATTCCGATATATGCAAATGCCCTTCCTACAATGAAAGCAATCGATACGGCGTTTGATAGTTTTCACCGTGAATTTAGACTAGGAAAGAAAAGAATCATTGTTCCGGAAGCTATGGTTAAGACGGTTTATGACCAAAACGGGCAACCCCAAAGATACTTTGATTCTAGCGATGAAACGTATGAATCCTTTAACACAGGAAACATGGACGATGCTAAGATTCATGATGTTTCTGTTGTATTACGGGTTGAGGAACATGTATCAGCTATCAATGCCTTATTAAACCTGTACGCAATGCAGACAGGGTTTTCTAGCGGTACCTTTACATTTGATGGCCAATCCATGAAGACCGCCACAGAGGTTGTCAGTGAGCAATCCAAGACGTTCAAGTCTAAACAATCTCATGAGGTAATAATTGAAGAGGGATTAATTGAATTAATTGATTCAATTCTAGCTATTGCTGAAACTTACAATCTGTTTATATCTAAAGGTGAATTAGATGTATCGGTAGCGTTTGATGATTCTATTGCAGAGGATAAGAATGCCGAAATTGAGAAAGAAGCCAAGAAAATAATGAGTGGATTTCAATCGAAAAGAAGAGCGATCATGAGGATCGAGGGCGTGACAGAAGATGAAGCTATGAAGATCCTAAAAGAAATCATAGAAGAGGAAAACATGATGGCGACTGGACCAGAGGGTTTGCCACTATTCGGTGATGAGGAGTGATTAAATGGTCAAACCTAAAATCACACCAACACAATTAGATTTATGGTCCAGTAACATGTCGGGTCTCTACAACAGTCTTGAAGGTGACATAATACGTAACATCATTAAGCGACTGAATAGGGGGTCTAAAGACATCACACAATGGCAAGCTGAGAAGCTATCAGAGTTAAGGCTATTTAATAATGACACCGAAAAGCTAGTTTCAAAAGTCACCGGTGTTGCAAAACCCGAGATAGAAAAGATGTTTGAAGAAGCAGGCGAAGGCATTGTGCAAGATGTAGATAAAGCCATGCCACAAGTAACAAAGCCAATGCCTAATAACCTAGATAATGTCATGAGGTCGTACAGTAATCAATCATGGAGTGATATTGACAACTACATTAATCAAACACTCATAACCACGGCATATGGCGCAGGAGCGGCTCAACGTGCTTATCAAGGCATATTAAACGAGACAACGGCAGCATTTAATACTGGACTCTTTACATTTGAGGAAGCGCTTGAAAGGTCGATTACGAAATTGGCGCAAAAGGGCATTCAAACCACTATGGCTGATAGGGGCGGGAATACCTGGAGCCTTGAAGGGTACACACGAACTGTTTTGAAGTCTACTCTAGGAAACACTTACGATGAACTACGCAAAGATCGCATGGGTGAATATGGAGTGAATACAGTCGTTGTCACTTCACATGCAGGGGCAAGAGAGAAGTGTTCTATCATTCAGGGTAATGTTGTTGATTTAAGGTATCCGGAAGAGATTCCACAAGATAGTGAATATAAATCCATCTATGACCCTCATTGGGGTGCTGAATATGAAACAGCGGGCGGCCATAGAGGAGTTAACTGCAGGCATCTACACATTCCATTCATTCCCGGTGTAAACACGAACAATCAGCCTGAATTTGATGCTGAAATGAATGCGGAAGTCGCTAAGAATAGAGATACACAGCGAAGGATTGAACGTGAGATCGTAAAGTATAAGAAAAATCTCATGGTTGCCGAGGAAATGGGAAGCGATAAGGCGGGCTATTGGAAGATGATGGTTGGTCGTAGGCAGAAGGCTATGAGAGGTCACCTGGAGAACAATGGCGACTATTTAAGTCGTAACTATAAGCGAGAGAAGGTATATACACCACTAGATACGCTGTTGAAAGACTTTGCTTATGATAATTAGGAGGGTTTATATGATGAAAACTATCAATGAAGATGAACTAATTGGGTATATCATGAGGAAGTGCTATGCCGATAACAGTCATGTTCTTTCTTATGACGAAGTTAGGTCTGTGCTTGATATTGAACATGATTTCTTGAAGTCAAAAGGATTGATTGAAGACGAGCCAATTAGACCAGAAGTATCAATTTAGAAAGGGGTGGTCACATCTCGGTAGTAGCGACCGTTAGCTACAAATAGATTAAAGGGAGTGGTTCAGTGGGTAATATGTATCGAAAGAAGCCAGTTGTTATTGAAGCCATGCAATTAACCGATAGCAATGAAATAAAAGTAACGGAGTTTATGGGATTAGGTGAAGGTAAACTTACGGCAGACGGAATAGAGATTGAAACGTTAGAGGGTACTATGAAAGCTAGCATTGGTGATTACATCATCAAAGGTGTTCAAGGCGAGTTCTACCCATGCAAGCCAGATATATTCGAACAAACATACGAAAGAGCATATTAACACTCGTCTTTAAGCAATAGACGATATAAACAGGCTTTTTTATTATGCCCATTTTAAAGGCTTGGGGTCAAACTAAGCGCAACCTTAACGCATGAGGTGTAACATGCCAAAAAACATTAATAAGGAGCGAATACGATGCCATTAAAAGAATTATTAGGCGAAGAAATATATAACCAAGTCATTGAAAAAGCGGGTGATAGCAAATTAGCAATTGTATCTGATGGTAATTGGTTTCCTAAAGATAAATTCGATGCTACAAATCAAGAGGTCAAAGACTTACAAGAGCAAATCGAAGAACGTGACGGTCAGTTAGAGAAGTTAAGCGAAGTCGATCCAAAAGAATTACAGCAAGAGATCGATCAATTAAAAGAAGATAACCAAACAACTGCATCTGAATATCAAGAGAAACTGGACAAGCAAGCATTCGATTTTAGTCTAGAAAAGGCGCTAACAGGTGCTAAGGTTCGAAATCCGAAGGCGGTAAAGGCTTTACTTGATACTGATTCTATTAAACTAGATGGTGAAAAATTACTAGGGTTAGATGATCAGATCAAAGCGTTGCAGGAATCAGATAATTATTTGTTTGAGTCAGAAGAAGATGCGGGCGGTAACCCAAACTTCACGCTTGGCATCCACAAAAAAGATAGCGGAGTCAATCCGTTTAGCAAGGGCAGCATTAATTTAACAGAACAAACAAGGCTATTCCGAGAGGACAAAGCGAAGTACGACCAATTCAAGGCAAATGCCAAATAAAACAAAAAGGAATGATTAATAA